ATTAATGGCAAAATTAAAGAATGATAGACAAGAAAAAATTGATTTTTGGATAAATTCTAAAATTGGTGTGAATCAAGTGAAAAAGCTTTTAGCAAGATTAGATAAAAAATATAAGGAGTATGGCATCAATGTCTGATATTTACACAATTGAATTTGACCCAAGCAAATTATCTTATCAACAAGAATCCCTGGGATTAAAATTTGCAGATTATGATACAGCAGTTGAACTAATGAAAAAAGAAGAAAAAATGATAATTGCTGAATTGACGATTTACTTTAGTAAAGATGGCAAATATAAAAACATGACAGAGTTAAATGGTTTAATTTACTCTGATAATAAATTTAAGGAGTTTTTTGATAGATACCAAAAGACACTTAAAGAAAGGAATCAAGCTAAGATTAGGTTTGAAACCTTTAAGGCTTTCAGAGATGACCTAAGAACAAAGGTGGTCAATGAGAGAGAACTGGCTAAAAATTTATAGAAAGGATTAAAAATGTCAGAATCACAAGAAAATATAATATTAAATCATCTTAAAAAACACAAGCATATCACAACCTGGGAAGCTATAACAAAATATAGGATTACTAGGTTAAGTGCTAGAATTTTTGAATTAAGAGAAAATGGACATCAAATAATTTCAAAAAATATTTCTGAAAATGGCAAAAGATGGGCTGAATATTCTTTAATTAAATTGAAGGAGCAAAGCTAATGTCAGATAGATTAATTGAGGAAAATGATGTTTCAGTTGATAAAGTAAAAGAACAAGCCATAGCAAAGCACAATAAAGATTTAAAAGTAATGGCTAAATTAATTTTTGCTATCAACGAATATATTATTCATTTTGGAAGGACAAGCAATTGCCATGATGAATGTATGACTTTAAAAGCTCAAGTTACTTCTAATAAAGAACATTTAGAAAATTGGGTTAATAAAATATGATTGAGCATTTTAAAAAGTTTGATGGTGAGGGCAAGAGTTTACTGCCCTTATCATTTAGTCATTTAAATGAAT